TTTTAACTTGCACCACCAAGCGTCACTATATATCTGCTGGAAGTCGCAGTTATCTAGTATGCATGGCACAATCTTTGATAGTGATAACGCAGAACCTTTATCACTCTCTTCACGTGGAAGCAGGTTAGGCATAGGATAGTTATCCATAGCGTCAGCGTGTTTGTTAGCAAGTGAATTAAACATCCATGCACTTTCAGGCTTCGGATCGTTTTCTTTTCCTTGTGTATCCCCTATAACTTCCCACTGCCGGAATTGCCACCACTTTTCATTCTCAACAATGCGCTTTTTGAACTTCTCAAGATTCTGCTTGTACTTTTCGTATGTGTTTTTTGCCTCTCCTATAACCTCTTCATCAATGATTCCTTTTCGGCCATAGTTCGGGTCCCACTCTTTGCCTTCGTCTTCGTTAAAAGCTCCGTAATCCGTTTCCGGCTCTTCCTTCGCATCTAGTGATGTTGGCTCTGGTTCCTGCTCTATATAGTCTGGCTCTTCCTCTTCATCCTCGATAGGTTCTTCGGCTGCTTTCTTTGGGTCTATTCCTAGCCTCTTCATCAGCTGTTTATCTCCCTCGGCTTGCGCGGGATCTTCTTCGAGCTCGTCATCTTCTGGCTGTTCCTGGTCTCTTAATGGCTTAGCCTTTTCAACTTCTTTAGCGTTCTTTTCTTTTAGCTCTTTCTTCTTGTCTTTCATATTCGCTCCTTACATGTATTTGAAAAAGTCGTATCGTCCTAGCTGTGCAGGAATCATATTTAATGGGTCGTGTGCTCCGTCTGTTCCCTCATATAGCTTTGCTCTGGCGTCTCGTCGCTCGTTTATAGGTGACTCCATGCATACATATCTCCATTCGTCGTATATATGATCTTCCATTTCGGTATTAATATCCTCTACCTTGGTTTCACTGTAAATTAGTTCCGGTACTGTTCTGATGAAGTCCTTGCAGTTTGAGAAACAATAGAACATCGGTATTCCGTTTTCATCAAAAGCTAATCTATAATGACACTGCATTTTGCCCGGTATTCGTGTATGGTCTCCCTTCTCCCAGTACACACCAGCTTCCATGAATGAATCGGCTATTGATTTACCGCCATTTTCTTGGAATATTGCAGGGTCTGCAACGGCTGATATAGTTCTGCCTTTTAAATTCGGATCTGATTCCTCGATTTCTTTTATTGCCTTCGCAATCTTCTCGGTGGTCCATTTAACGCCAGTGTTTGGCTGGTCTGTACAGCCGTATAGTTCGTTGATTCTATATAGTCTATTGTCGTTATCTACTGCGTACCAACCTACGCTAAATGGCTTTGAATACCCCCAGTCGAAACCTCTAAAGATTCTCCATGTTTCAGGAATCTTGAACGGACTTATAACATGGGTCCATTTACGGTCTAAATAGTGTTCTATCTCGTCATTCCATTCTGTGAATACTTGTCCGCTAAATGAATTCCAGTCTCCGTATAGTAGTGCTTTCTTGTCTGCTTCCGGGAGCATAGCTAGATTTGCGATATAGTACGGGTCATTTTCTAACAGCTTTTTGTTATCAAAGACCGTTGATGGTACAAACATACGGCTACGTACACGTTCTATTAGCTCGCCTGTTGGGGTAACGATTTTATATACGCCCTTAATGCGAGTCATAGGCGGCGCAGGTGTTATAAATCTCTTTTTTACCCAGCCATGACCAACTCCGCCAGGGTTTGCGCTAGCTCTTATGTATACCCTCGTTCCTGGTGCTGTCGGTCTATTACGTGACATTAAATACATGTACTGCGTACGCGTAAAATGCGTTAGCTCGTCAAATGCGATAAAGTCATACGCCTTACCTTGATAGTTATATTTATCTATTTCCCTTTGCAGATTCCCAAAATATATTTTTGCTCCACTTCCGAACTTCCAAACATATTTCGATTCGTTAAATTTCGCACTTGGAAAGGCTTTTGAATATAGATTTATCGATCTATCCATGAGCTCAGAGAGTTGCGGAAATGTACGCCTTAAGATTAGCCCTTTATAGCTTGGTATATGCACCTGCCGTAGTGCTTCGCATAATATAGCGTCGCTCTTTCCGCCTCCGGCTGCACCGCCATATAATACTTCGTATTCCGGGCGGCTCATGAATACCTTTTGGCGTGGCTGCGGCTCCCATGCTATTTTCATTCTTCTACCTCCGCAACCTCTTCATCACTTAAATTAACAAGTACGATACTTTCAGCCTCTTCAACGCTGATATTTTTATTTTCTGCCTCAGCTTCAAGCAATTTAACCTTTCTTTCTTCGAGTCTAATTCTTTTCTTTGCGTTCTTAAGATTTTCTTTCTCTTGGAACGTGAGAATAGTCTCCATTGACCGCCTCATTTTTTCAATCGCTTGTAGTGCATTAGCAGCATCTTTTACCTGCTTAAAATCTACTCTCTTATATTTTTTCTCAACGGTTTTCTTTGATACTGGAAAGCCATCTGAATTGTATTCAGTTTCTTCAACCAGATATCTATTGAACTGTTTTGGATCTAATAGAGCGTCGCTCATTATATTAGACAAGTTATGTACTATGCCTATTTCTTTAGACAAGTCTATAGATTCTAGTTTAGATACGCGCTCTACAGCTTTTCCGACAGTATCTGATACATACTTCCTGCGCTTTTCTTTCCACTCGTGGCGGCGTGCATACTCCGAAATGGTGCGCGCCGATGTTTGGTATTTAGTAGCTAGTTTTGCGTATGATGTATTTGTTGTTATGTATTCTACTTCGAGCTTGTTCCAATCCATGATTTCCTCCAGCTTTAATTATGCCTATTGATATGCGTTTTTTCGCCTGCTTCAAAATTTTTAAAAAAGTTTTGAAAAAGGTGTTGACATTGTCCGACATTAGGCGTACAATGTAATCAAGCTAAAGGACGGTAAGTCTTAAGGAGAGTGGCAAATATGACCGAGAAGAAAACAGAAAGGGTCGCAGTGCGAATGACACCGACACTAAAGGCTGCTGCTACCGAGATAGCGGCAAGAGAAAACCGGACGCTGAGCAACTACATTGAATCTCTAATAGTTGAACAGGTTCAGAAAATCAAAAAATAAAAATCGAGCCGCTGCAACGGCTCGAAACACCCTAGAAATTACCACCCCTGATAATTAAAAGGAGCTATAATTATGTTAAACGAAATTACAAAGAAAATCAACTGCAAAGAATATTTGAACTCGCTAGATTGCTGGTACGGAATTAGACCAAATGGCGAAGAGTATTACACGGCTTACTGGTTCATGAAAGATTCTGACGGAATATCATCCGTTCCATACGCAGGAGACCTTGATAACGGTGTGCGCATTGGAGCTTTTGAAACTAAAGAAAATGCAATTGAAAAGATAAAGCTATCTGCTGCACCTGATAAGGCAATAGTATTATACGAGCGCGAGAGCTCGGAGGTTGGCAGCGATTTATACTTCTCATTCGCACCACAGGAAATTATAAAGGCGGCTTAATAAAAAACGAGGGGATCCCCCTCGTTTTCTCTTGCTTAAAAATAGCTCCATCCTGTAGCACCTACCTCTATTCCCACCTGGGCATTTAGCATTATAAATATAATGCCGTCCATTAATGCGTTCATTTCTTTTCCACCTTCCCGCTTTTTGCATCAAAAATTAATTCGCTATCTCTATACTTATCCACAAGCTCGCTAATATCTGTCATGCTAAGATTATTTTCATGCATTAACGCTAGAATTGTTTTTTCATTGATTGCTACCTTTTTTCTGTCTAGCATGAGCTGCCTTGTGAGCCTGTTTATATCTTTTGTTTTGATTTCAAGAGCGTTCTCGTAATTTTCTTTGAGCTTATTTTGGTTATTCTTTTCTCTAGCTAATCTCCAAACGAGCGTGGATATTTGATTCCTCATTTCGTCCGCATAAACTTCGTGCAATCTTAATTCTAAATCTGGGGAATCTTGATAAATTTCGTAGCACTCAAAAAGCCTTTTAGCGTACCTGCATTCAGTTCCCCCTTCTTCGCACTTCTCAATCTGTTTTCGATGCTTTTTCTTTGTGTCAAAAAAATGCATGCAGCCTTCGCACGTGATTGTATTTTCTTTATGCGCCATAAAAAAAGGACACTTGATGTAATAGCTCATCATTCCCTCCTCATTCTGATTAGCACGCTAAATCCGAGGCCGTCCCCTGGATCTTCTGAAAAGAATCCGACCTGCCTGCCGTCGTGTTCAACTATGCAATCTGTGAATACATATTTAGTTTTATTATTTTTATTTATTAGTTTTGAAATAAATCTTCCGTCTCCTGGATCGTTTATGATTCTCTCTACCTGTCCCCTTGTAAATGTTCTATCTGAAACAATCGGCTCCGGCTTTTTTAAGCCTAAAGAACCGCCCCAGCACCTTTTGCTTTTTCCTTGCCTTGCCATGTATAAGGCTTTTCCTGTAATTCCTGTTTCGCTAAATCTAAGTTTATCTGTATTGCAATATCCAGCTTTCCACTTTTTTTCTAGAACGTCTCTATCTGCGCCTTTAAAAATCATATGGATGTGACATCTCGCTTTTGAACCTGTATCATCTCCTTTGTGATTTGAGATTACATATACAAATTCAATATCTTCTTTTCCACGCTTCGCCATTTCATATCTGACGCGACGCGTGTAGTTCCTAACATCTCTTAACGCCTCATCTCTATTAGCCGGAAGATGTGCATCATCATATGTAGCGTCTACGCTGTAATCACCTTCAGTGAAATTAAGATTGCACAGCCTTGCAAAATATCTCTGTGCTCTTTTAGAGTTGAGATTTTTTTGTGCCAGTGTAGATTCTTTTACCTTCCTTGCTCTCTCATATTTTCTTTTTCTTGGCGATACATTAAATATTTCTATTTCTTGATAATTTCCGCAGTTATATTTTTTAGTTCTAATCATATCTATGTTTTTTCGTCGACTTGTTAATACTCAATTGAACTTTTAAACCAGCTCGCGGCTGGTGATTGTTTTCTTATTTTTTATGTTTTCTTCTTATATATATGAGGCGGCGAATATGACTACTTAATTATGTTGTGCTCTTATATGTATATTTATTTTCAGAAAGGGTCTTTATGTTCGCCGCCGTCATAGCAATTTAGTTATATGAATATCCAGTATAGGATCACTAGGCATCCTGCAGAGATAAGCAAATCTGCTGCTATATATAGTTTGTTTGCTTTTTCCATTTTGTTTAGCGCAGTGAATAGCAATGCGTTAACTCCTGCTATAATTCCTAATATCCATAATGTAAGTATTAAGTCGATCATTGTTTGCTCCTATATATATGAAGTAGCGGACGTTGGTTTGAGAGATTATCATTTTTACATCATTGTTTGCCTTATAAAAATAACTTATGGTGTCCGCTACTTACATAACGTATTGTTAGATTTTGCCAATTCCTACTTGTATGGAATTGGCAGTGGCATCCATGCAGTAACTTCATCCACATCCCCACCTGTGCCGGACAAATAAACTTCCCCACTTATAGCTTCGTCGAATGCATCTATCCATACATCAATTCCGTCTGTTACGATTACATCTTCGTTATATTCTGGTAAGTTTTCGATTATGTACATCCAGTTATGCTTGATGTACTCTTCATCTTCTGGTGTTAGTTCTTTGAATATAATTTCTTTCCATTCTGGGATTTTGTCGTAAGCCTTCATGGTCTTGCGCTCCTTTTTTTACATTTCAATACAAACGTTCTGCCACTTCTTGTAGGCGTCAAGATAGCACTCGTTCTTATCTCCGTTGTATATGACCTCGTAGTACATACCGTCTGGGACATTGGTGCTGAGTAACGCTTTTGAATTCTGTAATGCTTTGCAGAACCATACGACAAATACATCTTCTGTTGTGATTTTTCCGTTCTTGTCTGTTGATTCAACTCTATCGTTGTAGTAGTTTCTTACAAATTCTTTGCACTTCTTTATAAATTTTCTTTCGTCCATAATTTTTCTCCTATTGATTTGACAATTCCAATCGTTACTCCGTTACCTGCTTGTTTGTAAAGCTGACTATCACTATTTACGAATTCTGCTCTTTCATAATAATTATCTGCCCATCCTTGGAGTCGAAAGCTTTCTCTCGGTGTCAGTTTTCTAATTGTAAGATAGCAATTGTATTTCTCACTCCACACCGCCCAAACGTCTTTTTCTTCATCCGCCTTTATCGCAATTCCGTGTTGGTCTTGCGTTGTCAGGGTAAACATATCTTCCCCAGCTTCCTTGCACCTTCTCCCGTTTTGGCGCTTCTCTTTCCTAAACGGCGTTAGTACAGGAATTGCAATTGCTGTGGCCTCGTTTCTTCTATTCGATACTCCGCGATCTTTCGTCGTAAGACAGTTCGCAATTTGCAGCTCTTGTAATTTGTTTGATGATTTATCAACGCCAAATGCGTATAGCCCTGTTTTTGCACCAACTCCGCCAGCTTGCGCATTCTGTGTACAAGCGATTCCGTTGCTGTCATATACTCGGTGTGCCTGTGCTCCGCCAATTAATTGCCTTGTACTATTTTCTCCGCCATTTCCCGTGATAGGAAATATTTGTCGTCTACTTCTTCCTCGATAACATCCAACAACGTATATGCGCTCCCTATTTTGCGGAACGAACCATCTCGAGTTGATATTTTGCCACTCGAGATCGTACCCGAGTCGGTCCATTTCAATGACGATTGATAAGAAGTCAAGTCCTCTGTTACTAGAAAGCATTCCCTTAACGTTTTCGTAGATAATCCATGTGGGTTTATCTTCTTCTTCGAGCTCTTCCAGGATTCTAAAAATTTCTCGTACAAGACTGCTTCTTTCTCCGTCAAGCCCTGCTCGCCTGCCTGCGATTGAAAAGTCTTGGCATGGTGCTCCGAAAGTCCAGCAGTCAGCTCTTGGAATATTGGTAGAGTTAACTGCTCGAACATCTCTTGCGTACCATTCTCCATTGAGGTATCCATCTTTCAAAATCTCCTTCTGTCTTTTCTTTTTATCCAGTTCGCCAAGGCGAGCTCGTTGCTCTTCCGTTATGGTGTGCATAGATCTGTAGCTAGCTTCTGCGAATTTATCAAACTCGCAGTGCCCTATGCATTCATGCCCCGCGAGTTCTAAGCCTCTTGTGAACCCCCCCACTCCAGAGAAAAAGTCTATAAATTTCATAATTATGACTCGCAATCTTCTTTTAACCAGCGCTCTATTAGTGCTTCACACATTTCTACATCATTAGCGCAGGATTCACATTCTCTATCACAAACCGTAAACTCTGTTTCGCCATCGCTCACCTTGCGCAAGAATTTAGCAAGTTGCCATGTTTCCATTTCTTGGATTAGTTCATAATTAGTCATCTATACCTCATTTCCCCATAGGTGAATCCCCACGCCTCTAAAACCTTAATTGCCTCACTTATGTTCGGGAATGTTGCCCACAAGAAGCACACTGTTTTATCTGTGCATATATTCCTTATGGGCAGGCTGCATATTTCTTTCGTCGGCATCGTATTATAGTGCTGCTTTGCCATGCCTCGCGGTTTCACCCCCCACTCTGCTTGTATTCCCAGGGCGGATCTGCGTAAATCACGTCGTATTTTTTGTCTGTATCAAAAATATCTACCTTCATTAATAGTTCCCTATCATGAATTTTGCTAACTCCTGATACTCATCTTCTGTTAGCATTGCTCTTTTGAGCGGTGTTCCGTCTTTGTCAAAGGTCCTTATTTCATATCCCGGTTCTTTTCCATACCAAGATATTTTTACAAGTTTCTTTTTCCTGCCCTTGCTATCTGTCGATAGCGTGGCTAGCTCTTCTATGATTTTGTAGTCCATTTGCTATTCCTTGTTAATTGTCTCTTTAATGCATCAGCGCACGCCTTGCATAGAACGTGTACTTCTTGCTTTCCGTCTGAATTTTCTAGCGTAAGTATTTCTCGCTTCTCTCTTGCGGTACCGCAACCGCAAAGCTCACAGTAATTTATATTCATTGCTTCTCCTATATGTAGTACACGTCAATTCCATACTGTCTAGCTGCCGTTTCTTCAATTCTGCAGCCTCTAGCTTCTAGCCAATCATGCGCGAATACTGCCATATCTGCAGTAGATAGTAGTTTTAATGATTCCGCCAGATAGTATAGTGATTCAGATTTCACGTTCTTATTTTTGATTTCTTTTTCAACCTTGTTTTTATCTAATACCGAATCTATAAATGTAGCCGCAGGATTAATTTCTCTCTTAATTCTTTCTTTAATCATTGTTCTTTCAGCAGCTATTTCTACATCTGTTTTGCCAGCCATTGGCTGTGAGATAAAAAATAGTTTAGGTAACTTTGTGTTTATTTTTTCTTCAATGTATGCATCCATTGTTATTTCATCGTTTGCTTCGTAACTCATGCTTGTCTCCTTAAAACATTTCTGGTTCTTCGCCTTCCCTGGCGCGTAGTTTGTCGTATTCTTCTTCTCTAGCATTTATCTCCGCTTTTAGGTTTTCATTAACTTGTTCAATCATCCTTCTTGTTGTAATGCTTACTTTTTTAGCAACATCTTCATTTTTAGATATTGTTCTTTCAGCAGCTCTATTTGCATATACCAGCATTCGCATTTTTTCTCTTCCTGCTGGATCGTAGGTACAGCGCCAATCATTACAGTATTCGCATTCATTACAACATTTACCACAGATGGTACCCTTAATTCGCCTGCACCAACAAAACGACCTGTTGTCATTTGGTGTTCCGTGTTCGTGTCCGCACCTGTCACACACACATCCTACGTTTACCATCTCTTCCTATCTACTTCCTCTAGAATTCCTGTTATTTCTTTTCTAACTTCCTCTAGCTCCTCATAAGTCATTCTGAGGTAGCCATTTGACGCACTCAGAATCAAGAATTCATCTTTATTTGCTACATAAGCGATTCCTTTTTGCATAGACTCATATGTTAATGTGTCGTCTATTGAATCTGCCTTATGTAGGATTTGGTTTACATTTAAATTTATACTTGGGATAGTTGCCTCAGCTTTCCATCTATTCATAAATAGTTCCTTCCTATAAGGATCATCCAGTCATTACGCGCTTGCTCTCTGGTCATTCCCTCGTCTATCTTTTCTTCTTCATATTTCTTTTGATAAAAGCGTCTTAGTTTAATGTTCTCTTCTTGCGCCCACTCGCTACAGTTCATATGTAGCTCTTCGTGGTGCTCGTGGCACACGTCCACTTGAAAGCCTAGATCTATACTTATTTGACGGTTAGACCCTCCGAAAATTTCGTGCCTTTCTGCGTAGGGTTTTCCGCAATATGCGCAAAATCTACTTGCTTTATCCTTATATCCGTTTTGCTTCTTCTTTTTCTTCCTGGTCTGTGGCTTTGGAAAAGCACATGTTTTGTAATACTCCATCATTTGGTTAGTCTCCTAATCGAATGTAATTGTTTGCAATTCTTCATCGCTCCAAGGTTCTATATTTGACAACACACTTTTTTCTTCGCATACTTCTAATTTAGGTTCTTCACGATCGGCAAACTCTCTAGTAATGGCTGATTCGGATACAATTCCTTTAAAATATTTTCTTCGTCTTTCAATATCCATGTCGCACCTCTCTTTGTACAGTTACCTTGCCATCTATGCGTTTGAGATTTACATACCCATCTGATGTTGTTATTTTCGCCCCTGCAATTTTGCTGCTATCAACCATTTCACGCGCTAGCTTAATCACTTTGATAATGCAAGGTTCAATAGGTTTAAACTTATCCACGTTTAACCTCGCTTTTATCTGCACCCTAGCGCATATAGAAATATGTGTAGCATAGGGAATAGCAGCGCTAGGCATATAGTTCCGATTAGATTTATTACCTGGAAGTTACCTTCCTCGTCTGAAAATATGACTTTGAATAACTCTTTATTACTCATTACATGCTCCTGTTCTTGTAGATTTTGTCTGCTACATCCCCTGCAAAATACTTTTTGCTTCTTCCGTCCGGCAAGCACTCAACGCCATTCATTAGGTCTCTTACACTTGCACGGCTAATTTTTAGATATCTTGATATATCTGATATAGTCGGGAAGCTGCCATATTCTTTTTTTAGATCGTTTAATATTGCTTGCCTATCCATTTTTTATTCCTCTTCGTGTTTGGATCTTTCTATATCAAATCCATCTGGGTATCTTAGCTTTAACTTTGCTAGGTTGAGTTTCGCAACCGATTCTAGCGGTACACCTGCGTTATATGCGGTGACGGATAAGTACCAAAGAACATCGCCTAGTTCATCAATTAGCTCTCCCACATCCGCATCATGCCCTCTAAATGTAGCCTTATTGATTTTGCCGACCACTTCTCCGATCTCTTCGCACATTCCCATTACAGATTCGATTACGCCTACTTCTTTTCCTGTTCGCAGTGTTTCGTGCTGATAGTCGTTTAGCGTCATTTTCTGTTCATAGTTAATCTTTGCGATTAAGAATCTCGGTAGTTCTTCTTCCGGGATATCCTGAATGTCTACGCGCAGTGCCTTATCTCCGTATGATAAAAGCACTTCGTCCTTATCTGGTGTAACGATTATCATGTCAAGGTCCTTGCATGTATTCATTGCGTGTAGGGTATCTCTTATTGCTGTACAGATAACTTGTCTTGTGGTGTTTGTATCCATTATGTTTTTTCTCCTGTATTTTGAAATTATTACGATATAATCTCCTTACAGACTGTTGACAGTCGAGTTTTCAGAAAGGAGATATTTTTATGGTTTACATGATCACATATGATTTAAATAGCACCGGTCAGCGTTACAATGAATTAATTAATGCAATCAAGAAAACTTCAAATGGATGTTGGTGCACATTCTGGAAGTCCTCGTATCTAATTCAAAGTCCGCTAAGTCCGTCTCAAATCACTGATAGGTTAAAGCCATATCTTGATTCCAACGACAGGCTCCTTGTCATTGAAGTAAAAAGGAATTATCAAGGTTGGCTGACCGACGATGAGCGGAGCTATATAAACGACATGTTTTAGGTTTTGGGGGTTGATTTTCCCCTGATAACTATGATCCCGTCACTTGTCTCGGGATACCATTTGCCGGATTCGTCCGGCTTTTTCATTGTTGCGTTTGATTTGTAAACGTCTTCAACTAATTCTTTGGCTTCATCTAAGACCTCAAGGGTTAGTGACCTTAATATCATGTGATTAGCGATAACGTTTGCAAGCTTTTCAGCTTCTCTTTCTTTCCAATCCTTGTGTGATTTTGTAGTTTCCATTTCACTTTCCTTTCTTAAACCTCTTCAGTTTTATCTGTCTACAGATTTAGTTTTCTAAACCTAGTGGCAAAAAAAATATTTATCTATATCTGTTTCTGGAATATCTAGCAATTTCATAGCTCTGCTCATTTCAGCCTGGCTCCATTCCGCATTATTGTTCAACTTAAGCGATAGCGTAGATCTGCCAATTTCTAAAGCATCCGCAAACTTTTCGAACGTGGTGTACTTGGTTTTAATGCGTAATTTAAGGTTTGTATAATCGTAATTCATCACTTTCTCCTTTGTTTAGTTTTCTAAACTATATCGCACATTATTCCGTCTGTCAACACTTTTGTTTAATTTTCTAAAAAATAATGTTTGATTTTCTAAACTGCTTGTGTATAATGGTATCACCTTAAGCAGAAAGGAATTTATGATGGATATAAGAACTAAGAGATTAAATGAAGCTTTTCACGCTTCTGGGCTCTCGCAAAGTGAGCTTTGTGAGAAAGCCAATATAAATAAAGGTGCGTTATCTTCCTATTTGTCTGGAAGGTATTTCCCAAAGCAAATCGCACTAGAGAAGTTATCATCTGCATTAAACGTCTCTATTTCTTATTTGATGGGGTTTGACGATAGTTCACAAAAGAAAGTATCCTCTCGTCCTCTTCCATCTAACATCATTACTCCTGCTGCGTACGCAGTTCCTATCTTGGGAACTATTTGTGCCGGCAGTGGTATTCACTGCGAAGAAAACTTTCAAGGTCACTTTTATGTGGATCATACTATAAAAGCCGATTACTGCCTTAAGGTTAAAGGTGACTCTATGATTGATGCTGGTATCTATGATGGTGATTTTGCATTCATTCGCAAGTCCTTTGATTATTCCGATGGAGACATTTACGCTGTATGCTGGGGAGCAGAAGAATCTGCATCACTTAAAAAATTATATAAGATGGACGATAAAGTAATGCTTCAACCTTGTAATTCAGATTATGCTCCTACTCTTGTAGATGCAGATGATATTTATATAGTTGGAGAGTGTATAGGAACTTATCACGCTAGGTAATAATATTGGTCGTTACTTACAATTTACTCGTGATTTGCTCGTGATTTTATCAATCTGGCATTACGATTCATTGTCTAAATGTTTGAATTTCAATGGATATATTGTTTTTTTATACTCGTGATTTGAAAGGTGGTATTAACATGTGTAGTACATCAGAAAAAATTAGATACGCGTTATTTGATTACATATTACCTATAGCGTTTATGTTTCTAGCTATCTTTTGCAGAGATTATTATCTCGTCTCATTTAATTACCTTGGATTCGCTTTTTTAACTGCAGGGTTTTTAACATCTAAAGGTGCATTTGCAATTTTCATTCCAATGATTGTATGTGCGGTTGTTTGGATCGCAGGATATTATATAGGTTTTGATTATCAGTATTATATGACTGTAGCTGGGCTAGCCAGCTTTCCTATTGGATCGATTTTAATTAATATCTATGCTGCGAGGGCTTGATGAAAAGATGTATTCGCTGTAGTCGTTGAAATTTCAACAACTATAGTGATTTTTAACAACGCGTTTTGTCCTATAACTAAAATTTATTTAAAAACCCTAAAATTATTTAAATGAAAAAGCCTCGAATCCGCCGATCAAAAGGCGTTTTCAAGGCTTTTACTTTTGGA